AAACCTTGCTTTAGACATCTCCAAAGGTCGTGGCATTGAATTAGAAACTGTTGCAAACGCATTAGGTCGAGCACAGGATGGCAATACCACAGCTCTTGGCAGATTGGGTCTTGGTTTATCTAAGGCGGAATTATCCACTTTGTCATTTACTGAAGTGCAGGAAAGATTGTCGGATCTTTATGGTGGCGCAGCAGCTGCAAACGCTGAAACATTCCAAGGTAAGATCGATCGATTAAAAGTTGGATTTGATGAAGCCAAGGAATCTTTAGGTTTTGCATTACTTCCAGCAGTTGAGCAATTTATTGGCTTTCTCAATAACACAGGCATTCCAACACTAAATGCGTTTATTGCAGGATTGACTGGCGATCAGGGGTTAAGTGCAGGATTAGCGGAAAGTCAAAAAGGTGCGGAAACATTTGGTAAAGCAATTAGTGCCCTTGCTGGCATTCTTGCAGGATTCCTAAATTTTATTAGAGAAGTAATTGGTGGATTAACAGAGTTAGCAAATCAAGCAATCAGAGTTGTTAATATTATTAAGCCCGGAGGAGATGTTGGCTATATTCCAAATGTATCTCCAAGTGCAAGTCAATTAGGAATGCTTGGCGCAGCACCATTGCCAGCAGTTCCGGCAAACACTAGAGAGAACCGAACAACAGCAGTCACTAACATTACAGTTCAAGCCGTAGATTCTGAGGGTGCTGCAAGAGCAGTCGCAAAGGTGTTAAATCAGAGCGCATCAAGATCAGTCCCACAGCTTTACAACAGCGGGATAACTAGGGCTCGCTAATGACAGTCTGGACACCTGACTGGAAATTGACTGTTGCTGGTGTTGATTACACCGATATTGCTATAAGCGATATTGCCCACCAAGCAGGTCGAGATGATATTTATACTCAACCAAATCCATCCTATTTGCAGGTTGCTCTGGTTGCCTTATCTGGTCAAACCTTGCCTTTTGAAATTAATGATTCTTTGAGTTTGCAAGTTAAAGATAGTTCAGGAACTTATGTAAATTTATTTGGTGGAGATGTTACTGATGTGACTGTTGAGGTTGGCGCAACTGGATCATTAGCAACTGTTGTTAATTACACGATTCTTGCAATGGGTTCATTAGTCAAACTTGCTAAAGAAATCTATAACGACAATCTTTCGCAAGATGAGGATGGCGACCAGATTTATGAATTGCTTTCTAGCGTTTTGCTTGGGTCTTGGAATGATGTTCCAGCAGCTACAACTTGGGCAACTTACGATCCGACAATAACTTGGGCAAATGCCGAAAATCAAGGTTTAGGCGAAATCGATCAACCGGGGCTTTACACAATGTCAAGCCGATCAACTGATCCTGATACTGTTTACAACATTGCAAGTTTTATTGCCGATAGCGCATTTGGTTATCTTTACGAAGCACCTAACGGAGATATTGGTTATGCAGATGCAGACCACAGGCAGACTTATCTAGCAGCCAATGGTTATGTTGATTTAGATGCAAAGCATGCTTTAGGTCAAGGATTATCAACTATTACAAGATCCGCAGATATTCGCAATGACATTTATATCAATTATGGAAACAATTTTAATTCACAAGCAACTGCCACAAGTGCAGAATCTATTGGCTTATATGGTTACAAAGCTGAAAATATCAATTCGGCTATTCATTCAGGTGTAGATGCTCAAGAGGTTGCCGATAGATACATTGCTCAGCGTGCCTTTCCGTTAGCAGCCTTTCAATCAATAACCTTTCCAATAACCAATTCAGAGATTGACAACAGCGATCGAGATAACCTTTTGGGCGTGTTTATGGGTCAGCCATTAAACATCCAAAACCTGCCAACCCAAATCTCAAATGGTGTATTTGAGGGGTATGTTGAAGGCTGGAAATGGAGCACTAGATTTAACGAGTTATTTTTGACAATCAATCTTTCACCGGTGGCGTTTAGCCAAGTGGCGATGCGCTGGAATACTGTGCCAATCACCGAGGCATGGAACACAATTGATCCAACTTTGACATGGGAATACGCTACAATCGTAGCCTGATAATAGGAGAAAAATGGCAACTACTACAAACTATGGGTGGACAACGCCTGACGATACAGCGTTGGTTAAGGATGGCGCAGCTGCTATCCGCACGCTTGGTTCATCCGTTGATACAACAACCAAAAACCTAAATCCATCAACAACTCTTGGCGATATTGAATATCGTTCATCGACTGCAAATGTAAACACAAGACTTGGAATTGGATCAACTGGCAATGTTTTAACTGTTGCTGGTGGTGTTCCAACTTGGGCTGCACCTGCCTCAAGCGGTGCTCTTACCAAGATAAAGTCTGCGACATTTAGCGCAGTAAGTAGTTTTAGTTTTGATGCCAATACATTTTCATCAACATACGATGACTATTATGTTTTGTTCACTTTATCATCAGTTTCAGCTGGAACGAATATAACCGCAAGGCTTAGAGCATCAGGGTCTGATGATACTAATTCAAATTATATGTATATGCTGCAAAGGTTAGGCATAAATGGAACTCAGTATAATTCTGTTTTAGGTAATGGAACATCCTTTAATTTAGGAGATGATACAACAGGTTCATTTACATCTTTTGCCTTAACCTTCCTCAATCCAAAATTAACAGTAAAAACAAAGATTTTAGGAACATCATCAGGCGTATCAACTGATGGAAATGTAAGCAATTCTTCAACTGTTTTGATCTTTAATGACACAACCGCATTTGACAGTTTCACAATCATAAGCGGAACAGGCACAATCACAGGCAGATATGCAATTTACGGATTGGAAAAATAATGGAAAAATTATTTACGCAAATTGGCGATGAAGTTCGTGAGTTCACAAAAGAGGAATTGGCGCAGTATAAATTAGACCAAGCCAATTATGCTGAGCAACAAAAATTAGCATTAGCCGAAGCGGAAGCAAAGGCAATTGCAAAGACTGAATTGCTTGAGCGTTTAGGTTTAACTGAGGATGAAGCAAAACTCCTTCTCAGCTAATGAAGCCCTACCTATCTAAAGCAGCTGTTCAATTAAGGGAACAAATTGATGATTGCTTCCCAGAGCGTTTGCGTAAATCTGATGGGTGGATTGGTGATGCTAGACATAGCACACGAAAGAGCGATCACAACCCAGATGCAACAGGATGCGTGCGAGCAATTGATATTGACGCTCGGCTTTCTGACGACAAAGGGCTTTCAGCATATTTGGCAGATCAAATTCGATCATTCGGGAAATCCAATGGTCGCATCAGTTATGTAATTCATCAAAGCCGTATTGCATCCCCATTACTAGGATGGCGTTGGAGATCGTATAAAGGAAATCCCCACACGCATCATATCCATGTAAGTTTCAAAAAAGATCAAGACAACAATTCAGAGTTTTTTAATATCCCACTACTAGGAGGCAAAGCATGAAACTATCAAACAAACACAAGGCAGCAATTAAGTCATATTTAAGAGCTGTGGCTGCTTCCGGTATTACTGTCCTGTTGGCAATTGTTGCTGACATCCGACCAGAGTTTGCAATCCTTGCTGGAGCATTGGTTGCACCATTGGCAAAAGCATTAGATCCAAAATCAGGGAGCGAAGTTGATTATGGAATCAATGCGAAATGACAGCCAACGAATGGGTTGGTATAGCCGTTGGCGTATGCGGAGTATCAACAAGTTTATTGCTGGGTCTGCGCTGGGTTATTAAATCCTACTTACAAGAATTGAAACCCAATTCTGGAAGTTCGATTAAGGATCAAATTACAAGACTTGAACAGCGTGTCGATGATCTGTTTGTCTTAATCAGTAAGCGATAATTTTAATTATGGCGAACACTCGAAAACCTATCAAACGCAAAAAGATCAATCGTCGTGTCGTTCGCCAAACTCCTGAGCCATTAAGCAAGATCGATCAGCATTATTTGGCTTTGCACGAATGTTACAAAGCAGCTAGAAAAGCAGGATTTACGCCTGAACATGCTTTCTGGCTTATGACTGAACATAAGACTTTTCCTGATTGGGTCGTAGGCGATGGTGGAATCATTCCTTCCATAGATCCAACTGACGATGAGGATGACGATTAAGCGATACTTAGTAATAAGTGATTTGCAAATTCCCTACCATCATGAAACAGCTGTCAAGAATGTCATTAAATTGGCAAAGCGTGAAAGATTTGACAGCGTTCTATGCGTTGGCGATGAGATCGACTTTCAAACCATTAGCCGTTGGGCTGAAAAAACACCTTTGGCTTATCAACAAACTTTGGATGATGACCGCACATCTACTCAGGAAATCCTTTGGGCTCTCACAGAGCACAGCAGAGAAGCTCATATTATCCGGAGTAATCATACTGATCGCTTATATAACACTCTATTAAAAGTGCCGGGAATGATCTCACTTCCCGAATTGCAGTATTCCAAGTTTATGGATTTTGATTCTCTGGGCATTACCTTTCATAAAACATTCTATGAATTTGAGAAGGGCTGGATCTTGGCTCATGGCGATGAAGGCAACATGAACCCCAACGCTGGACAGACTGCCCTAAATCTTGCCAAAAAGGCAGGAAAGAGCGTGGTTTGTGGTCATACCCATAGACTAGGTA